CGCCGTGCTCGGCATCATGGCCGGCGCCCGCGCCGCGATGGAGGGCCGCCAGGATGGATGAGGCCCAATTCGAGCAGGCGCAGCGCCTGCAGGACGAGCGCCTGCAGCATGCCATCGCCAACCGTGTGCAGTACCAGGGCGAGAGCGCCGAGGACTGCGAATCCTGCGGAACCGATATCCCCGAAGCCCGGCGCCTTGCAGTGCCGGGTTGCCGCTTCTGCGTGGAATGCCAGGGGCTACGGGAGCGTCGTGCATGACACAGGCAGGAAGCCCCACTCCGATTGCCGCCTGGGCGCGGCGCTATATCGAGAAGTTCGGCCTGGCGCTGGTATCCATCGACCCGGGCGAGAAAGCGCCCAAGGGCAACGGCTGGAACAAGCCGGGCGGCTACTTCACCGATGCAGACCAGGCCGAGGCCTGGTGGACGAAGCACCCGAAGCACAACATGGGCGTGGTGCTGGGCCCGAGCGGTGTGTGCTCGCTGGACGTTGACCATGTGGAGTATTGCCGGCAGGTGTTCAGCGACGTGCTGGGCATCAACCTGGATGACATGGCGGTGGTTTACCCGACGCTGGTGGGCAACCCGGCGCGCTTCCGCATCCTGTTCAAGATGCCGGAGGGCCTGGAGTTCAGCCGCCACTCGCTGAGCTGGCCGAACCCGCTGGACCCGGACGGCAGCAAGCACAAGCTGGCCACAGCAGCACTGAAACAGGCGCGGGACACTAACGACAAGGCACAGATCGAGGCCATGCAGGCGCGGCAGAGGGAGTTCGCGCCGGTGACGGTGTTCGAGCTGCGGGCCGGGGCGGTGCAGGATGTGCTACCGCCTTCGATCCACCCGGACACTGGCGAGCCGTACTTCTGGCGCAACCCGCCGGCCGATGGCCTGATCGAATTGCCCAGCGACCTGGTAAAGACTTGGCAGAACTGGGACATCTTCAAGCGCACGGCGCTGGAGGCCTGCCCCTGGGCGCCGGCCGCTACCAAGCCGCCGGCCAAGGTGAAGAAGAGTTCGCCGCCGCGGTTGCCGGCCGGTGAGCATCCCTCGGTGATCGACAGCTTCAACCGGGCGACCGATATCGAGAGCCTGCTGCAGCGGCATGGCTACATCAAACGCGGGCGCAAGTGGCTCGCGCCGCAGAGCTCCACCGGCCTGCCCGGGGTGAATGTGGTGGATGAGCAGGGCGAGCAGCGCCTGTATTCGCACCATGGCTCCGACCCGCTTGCCAATGGGCACATGAACGATGCCTTCGATGTGTACTGCATCCTTGAGCACAACGGCGACACCTCGGCGGCGATCAAGGCTGCTGCGCGATCGCTTGGCCTGGAGCACAAGCGCTCCGCCCCGAGGCCGCCTGAGCCGCCACCGGTGGGCGACCTTCCCCCGTCCCCAACCGAACCTGAGGCCGGCGGCGAGCCCGGCAGCTCCGACAACGGGGGGGCGGGGGAGGGGCTGAGCCTCAGGGGCTTGCTGCGGCGCTATGCCTTGATCGAAGGCACCACGCATGTGTGGGACATCGACAAGGCGAAGAAGATGAAGCGGGCGGCCTTCGAGGCGCACGTGGGCAAGGACAAGTTCAAGGAATGGAGCGCGGTCACTGACTCGACGAAGAAGCGCGTCAGCGAGGAGTGGGTACGCGATATCGAGCAGGCCCGGACGATGGCCGGCAAGGCGGTCGGCGATGTGGTGATGCCACCCCTGGTGCGGTACGTGTACATCGACGGCACCAAGGATGTGTGGGACTACGCAAAGAAGCGGCGCATTGCCGAGGGCGCGGTGAAGATGGCGCTGGGTGATGCGTACAGCCTGTGGCTGAACAGTCCGGAGCGGCGCGTGGTGGACATGAACCACATCGTGTTCGACCCGACCATGACGCATGACCCGGCGGTATACATCAACACCTTCGAGGGGCTGCCGCTGGAGCCGGCAAACAATCTGAACGCGTGCGAGAACCTGCGCTGGCTGATCGCCTTCCTGTGTAACCACGAGGAGAAGGCGGTGGAGTGGCTGACCCGCTGGCTGGCGTACCCGCTGCAGCACACGGGCGCGAAGATGGACACGGCAGTGCTGATGCACTCGATCATCGAAGGCTCGGGCAAGAGCCTGCTGTTTTCGGTGGTGATGGGGATGCTCTACGGCCAGTACTCGGCCACGGTGGGGCAGACGCAGCTGGAGGGGAACTTCAACGCCTGGCAGAGCGGCAAGCTGTGGGCGGTGTTCGAGGAAGTTGTGTCCCGCGACCAGCGCTACAACCAGGTGGGCAAGATCAAGCAGTTGATCACCGGCCAGACGGTGCGCATCGAGAGCAAGTTCGTGAACGGCTGGGAAGAAGCCAGCCACATGAATGCGGTGTTCCTCTCGAACGAGATCATGCCGTGGCCGATCAGCGACAGCGACCGGCGCTTCCTGGTGATGTGGCCCGAGGAGAAGCTGCCGGCCGAACGGCAGAAGGCGATCAAGCACGAACTGGCCAACGGCGGCGTAGAGGCGCTGTATGGCTGGCTGCTGAGCGTTGAGCTGGGCGACTTCGACCCGCAGACCAAGCCCCCGGTGACGCCGGCCCGTGAGCGCCTGGTGGCGCTGAGCAGGGCGAGCTGGCAGACCTTCCTGCACCTGTGGCAGGTGGGCGAGCTGGGCAAGGGCCTGTGGGGTGCGTGCCTGAGTTCGGACCTGTACTCGCTCTTCCTGGAGTGGTGCCACCGGAACAAAGAGCACTCGATGAGCCAGACGAAGTTCTCGCTGTTCATCAGCACGGCGCCGGGGATGGAGAAGACGCGGGCGATTCCCTGGTCGGCTGGCCTCAGTCGGCGCTTCGGGGCGTTCTTCTTCCCCTCGGGCGAGCAGGCCTTCCTGCCACCATCCACAACGGCGGCCGCGCTGGGCAAGCACGTCGAGGAATGGCGGGAGCGTGCGCGCGTGAGCGGCTGGGCGGTGGACTCGTGGGACCACGTGAAGGCAGGCGCGGCATGAGTGCGCCCGGTGTTGTGTTGGGTGTGTTGGGTTTGTGTCGGGTCTGTTCTGGCAACCCTACACAGGCGCAAGCCTTGTGCGGCGCGGTTTCTGGCTGGCTGTGTGGGGTGTGTTGGGTTTGCCCACGCGCGCAGGCGTGCGCGCATTCATTTTCAGCGGCTGAAACACTCCAAGACGGCGGCGCTTTATTTCCCCACGCGAGGACTGAAAACCCCAACAAACCCAACACACCCAACACAGATGCTTTGAAAGCCTTGGTTTTGCTGGGTTTGTGGTGTGTTGGGTGTGTGTTGGGTTGGGCGTTTTTGTGTTGGGTTGGTTCTGGCGAGGGGGAGACGGGCCATGATTGAGGCGATTGAAGATGTGCTGAAGCACTGGGGGCGCACGCTGCGCGAAGGTTGCCCAGGCGGCGGCTTGGCCAGCCCGGCCGGGACGCTGGTCGAGTGGAAGGGTTGCCCGCCGCGCACTGGCTCGGGTGGATCGCGGATGTTGCTGGCGGGTGCCGGTGCGGACTTTCTGACCGAGGAGGTGGATGCCGCGCTGGCTGCTGTCGAGCGGCAGGAGGGCGGGGCGTTGCTGGGTGCGCTGGCCTGGAGGCGGTATGGCTACGAGCCGGCGCTGTCGGTGGATGAGCAGGTGCGGGATCTGCAGCTGGGCCACGGTGGCGCAGGGCAGCAGGCTTACTTCCGCCTGGTGCACCGGCTGCATGAGTTGGTGAAGGCTGAACTGCTCGCGCGGCGCTCGGCGACGCAGACCATGGTGCGGGAGTCGAAGCGGGCAGGCGATCGGATGCGGAAGGCCTCGACTCAGCAGGCGGCATTAGCTCATGCAGGGCGTGGTGCAGAACTTTATCGGGGCGGCCGTAACGACCGCTCGTCGGGCGACTCGGCGCCGGTCGGCGCCGTAGCGCCCCGGCAAGCCCCCGTCAGGAACAACCGTTAATAGGGGGTTTTCGGTTTGTCAGTCGAGGGGTAAAAAGGCGCCACGATTCGATAGGTCCGCCTACCGAGCAACCGAGCGCACAGTGCTGTGCCGAAAAGCCCCAGGCCACCCCGCCTGGGCACCTGCAAAACCCCGCTCCGGCGGGGTTTTCTTTTTCTGGCCCATGGCCGCAAGGGAGGTAGTGATGGGCGAGCCGGTTTCCACTGGTGCTGGAGCCATGGTCGTTGCCGGCGCTGCTGGCCTGGGCCTGGCTGGTTTTATCGCGGGCATCAACGGCGAGGCCCTGACCGGGGCGCTGCTGGGTGCACTGATCTACTTCACCACCACCCGCGAACTGGGCCTGGCCCTGCGGGTGCTGTTCTTCATGGTGTCGTTCGTGATGGGGTATCTGTTCGCCCCGGCCATCGTGGAGTTCGAGGTGTGGGGTATGCATCCCTTCGCCTATCCGGCTCCGGCTGGCTTCGCCGCCTCGCTGCTGGTGGTCACGATTTCCCTCGGACTGATCAAGAAATTTGGTGACCCGGCTTCGCTGGAGCGCCAAGGGGAGCGGTGATGCTGAGCTATCTGCTGACGCAGGCGACGTTCTGGTTGTGCGTGGTGGTGTTCGTCCGCCTGTTCACCTTCCAGCGCGGTGGCGCTCGCTTCCGCCGTGGTATCTCGTGCCTGGCGGTGGCGGTGATGTTCAGCGCCGGGGTGACGATCATCCACATCCTCAAGGGTGACCTGGTGTTGCCCGAGGCTGCCTGGCCCCTGGTGGTGCTGCTGGCGGTGTTCGCAGTTTCTGTATTGCGCACGGCCGGCAACCTAGCCGGGGTGTTGCGGCCTGAGTCGGTGGCGTATGCGGGGCCAGATCGCCGGCGAGCTGCGCAGACTGGAGAGCGGGTGTGACTGCTCGCAGGAGGCTCGATGATCAAGGTGTCCTTCAGCGGCCTGCGTGAGCGCCTTCAGACTCTGGACCGCTTGGAGCGAGACCAGCTGCCATTCGCAGCGACACTCGCGCTCACACGCACCGCACAGGTGGTGGCTGAGGATTTGCGCCAGGAGATGCAGGTGGCGTTCGATAGGCCAACGCCTGCAACTCTCGACAGTCTCTTCATCCGGCCTGCCACTCGGCAGCGGATGGAGGCTTCGGTCTGGATCAAGGATGGCCGCAGTGCCGGGCCAGGTGGTGGGCTTGTTGGCCAGGTCGGCCGGTGGGGCAAGGGCAGGGCGGCTATCAAGTGGCTGTCGCCTGAAGTGTTTGGCGGGCCGCGCGACGACAAGGGCGTCGAGGCCATGCTGCGCCGGCGAGGCGTGTTGACCCAGGGCCAGTACATCGTCCCCGGCAACGGGCTGGCGCGGGACCAGTTCGGCAACATCCCTCGAGGCAAGCTGAACCAGATCATGTCCGGTGCTCGGCTCTTCACTCAAGAGGGCTACAGCGCCAACGCCACTGGCAGCAAACGCAGTCGCGCCAAGGGGCACGGCAAGCGCTACTTCGTGATGCATGACACCAACCGCAAACCGTTCGCGGTCGCTGAGCGTACAGGTCGTGGGCGGGCCGGATTGAAGATCGTCCTGGCCTTCGCCAGACGTCCCACCTACAGCAAGGCCCTCGATTGGTTCGCTATTGCCGAGCGTTCGGCCGAGGGTGCGCTGCCAGTCGAGTTCGAAAAGGCCATGGCTCAAGCGCTAGCCACCCGCCGGGTTCGATAGGTACTCCCTATGGCCGGGGGCCCCTGGGTAGAGCTGGGGTATGAGGGTAATTCGAGCCCCGTTTTCGCGTTAGTGGCTGGGGGGTGAAGTTAGTTAACAGGGGTTAATCGGGTTAACCCCCGTGGTTAATGGCGGTTAACAGGTGCCCGTATGACTCTCATGTCCAAGGCTGAATACGCTGATCGGCGCGGGTGGTCCCGCCCCTACGTGTCGAAGCTGGTGGGGCAAGGGCGCCTGGTAATCACCGCTGATGGGAAAGTGGATGCTGAGGCAAGCGATGAACTGCTCGCTGCCAGTGCCGACCCCAGTAAGGCAGGTGTCGCTCAACGGCATCATCAGGATCGGGTGGAGAAGGGGGTTTATGCCCACATCGCGCCATCCGCCGCGCCAAGTCCGGCGCTGGCGCCGCCTGGGCCTGCGGGTACTACTCCTGATTACCAGAAAGCCCGGGCCCGCCGTGAGCATGCCCTCGCGCTGCTTGCCGAGGATGAGCACCGCAAGAGCCGTGGAGAGCTGGTCGAGCGCGAGCTGGTGGACTCTGCAGCCTTCACTGCTGCTCGAACCCTGCGTGACCTGATGTTAGGGATCCCGTCGAAGCTCGCGGGCGAGCTGGTGACCTTGACCGACCCTTGGGAAATCGAGCGGCGCCTAGTGCAGGCGATACGCCGTGCCCTGGAAGATGCCGACCGCCAGTTGCAGAGCGCGCAGGGCGACACTGAGACGAGCTGAGCCATGGAACAACCGTATGCCAATGGTGTCGCCGCGTACCTGGCGGCATACCGCAGAGGGCTGATGCCCGACCCTGAGCTGTGGATCGACGAGTGGGCTGACGAATACCAGATGATCCCGCCGGACACCGGCGCGGCCGAACCTGGCAAGTACCACACCGACCGCACACCGTTTGCCCGCGAGCCGCAGCGCTGCCTCTCACCGATGCACCCGGCGAAGCGGGTGGTGACGATGATCGCCTCCCAGCTGATGAAGACGCAGGTGGCGCTCAACTGGATCGGTGGCAGCATCCACATGGCGCCTGCCAACTTCCTTGTGCTGCTGCCAACGGAAAAGCTGAGCAAGCGGGTTTCCGGCCGGATCGACAAGACGATCAAGGCTGTGCCGGTGCTCACCCAGCGTGTGGCCAAGCCGCGCTCTCGTGACGCCCGCAACACCCTGGACACCAAGGAGTTCGAAGGCGGCGCGCTGTACTGCGCAACTGCTGCTTCGGCCTCCAACCTGGCTGAGCTCTCAGCCCGGTACGTGTACGGCGATGAGATCGACCGCTGGGAACTGGACGTCGACAACGATGGCGACCCGGTCAAACAGGCAGAGGCCCGCGGATCCACCTTCGGGCGCCGCGCGAAGTTCTACTACTCCAGCTCGCCAACCCTGAAGGGCGTCTCGCGCATCTTCGACCTGTTCGAGCAGGGTGATCAGCGGCACTTCTACGTACCGTGCCCGCACTGCGGTACCTACCAGGTGCTGGAGTGGGAGGGCTTGAAGTACACCGACGATTACCGCCATGTGCAGTACCAGTGCTGCACGCCGGGCTGCGCGTTGATCGAGGAGCACCACAAGGCCGCGATGCTTGAGGCTGGCGAGTGGCGAGCCCATGCAGCAGGCGATGGCGAGACGGTCAGCTTCACGCTCAGTGCGCTCTATGCGCCACCCGGCTGGCTCAGCTGGACGGACATGGCCAAGGAGTACGACGAGGCCAAGAAACTGCAGGAGAAGGGCGACCCTGGCTCCATGCAGGTTTTCTACAACACCCGGCTGGCAAAGGTTTGGGACAGCGCCGAGGAGATGACCAAGGCCGACGAGCTGCGTCAGCGCGCCGAGGCGGAAGGGCACCGGCTCGGCCTGGTGCCGGCCGGCGCCTTGATCCTCACCGCCGCCGTGGATACCCAGCACAACCGGCTGGAGCTGCTCGTGATGGGCTGGGGAGAAGGCATGGAACGCTGGACGGTGGACTTCCAAGTGATCCCTGGCGACCCCGCCGACGAGCGCACCTGGGCTCTGCTCGACGAGAAGCTGAAGGAACGGTACCGCCACGTCAGTGGTGTCGATCTTTCGATCTGCGCAGCCTGCATCGACTCCGGTGGTCACCACACGGATGAGGTGTACCAGTTCACCCGGCTTCGTCGCTGGCGCAACGTGCTGGCGGTGAAAGGCTCCAGCAAACGGGGTCGCCCGGTGCTGGCTCAGCGGCCCTCGAAGGTCGACGTCACCTGGCGGGGCAACACCGAGAAGCAAGGTGCCGAGCTGTGGATGATCGGTACCGACACTGCCAAGGACTGGATCTACAACCGCTACCAGTTGGAAGGCGGCCCAGGGGCGTTGCATTTCTCGTGTGACCTCCCGGCCGAGTTCTTCGACCAGTGCGTCGCGGAGCGCAAGGTCACGCGCTACGTGAAGGGCTTCAAGCGCATCGAGTGGGTGAAGGCCAAGTCGGAGCGCAACGAAGCGCTCGACCTCATGGTGTACAACCTGGCCGCCGCACAGTTCCTGGGGTTGCATCGGTACCACGAACCGCAGTGGAGCAACCTTCGTGCTGCAGTTGGCCAGGGCAACCTGTTCGCCGCGCCCCAAGCCCCTGCGCCCAGCGCTGTGGATGATGACGACCCCGGTCCAGTGAAAACCCCGCAAAGGCCTCAACCGGCAGCACCTGCTGCCACACCACAGCCCAAGCCAACTGGCCGGCGTACCTCGCGCAGCGGGTATCTGAGCCGTCGATAAGCCGAGGTCAGCATGAGCAATGCACAGCAGCGCCTGGATGAAGTCCGGGCGGCGATCACGGACATCCTGCAGAAAGGCCAGAGCGTGCGTAAGGCTGACCGCCAAATCGAACGCGCCGAGCTGGCGAGCCTCCGGATGTTGGAACAACAGTACGCCGCCGACGCGGCGCGGGAGGCTCAGGTAGGGCGTCCACGTCAGGTGCGGATCTACAGCCGCGGCAAGGGGGCATGATGGCTCGGCGAGTTCGCGGCTCTGGCCGCCTCCGCAACAGCTACGAGGGAGCCGGCCAAGGCCGGCGCGCACAGGGCTGGGATGCCCCTGAGGCGGCGCTGAATGCCATAGCCATTCCGGCTCTGCCAACCCTGCGGCGCCGTTCTCGCGCAGCGGTGCGCAATGATCCCTACGCCTTCAGCGCCATCGACCGTCGTGTCAGCAGCCTGATTGGTACGGGCATCACCCCGCGCGCCAGGATCGCTGATCCTGCCCTCCGCTCGGCGCTCAACCTGCTTTGGGAAGACTGGACGGACGAAGCGGACGCCGACAACCGGACTGACTTCTACGGGTTACAGGCAGTAATTGCCCGCGTGGTGGAGGAAAGCGGCGAGTGCTTTGTGCGGTTCCGCCAGCGCAAGCTGGATGATGGTCTGGCGGTACCCCTGCAGTTGCAGGTGCTGGCACCGGAGTTCTGCCCGACTGAGCGCAACTTCACCACCCGCCGCGGGAACATCGTTCGGGCCGGTATCGAGTTCGACCCAGTCGGTCGCCGGGTGGCGTACTGGATGTACAAGAGCCACCCGGGCGACTTCCGCGCGGCCGGTGCCACCTACAACGAGCTGCACCGCATCCCGGCGGACCAGGTACTGCACATTTTCGAACCGTTGGAAGGCGGGCAACTACGCGGCGTTCCGCGTTTGGCTCCGGTACTACTGCGCCTGAAGTCGCTCGACAGTTACGACGACGCGGTGCTGTTCCGTCAGGAGGTGAGCAACCTCTTCGCCGGCTTCATCACCAAGCCGCGCCCGGAAGGTGGGCCGCCGGTACTGGACCCGCTCACGGGGCAACCGATTCAGGCTGATCGCGATGGCACGCCCATGGCGGCGATGGAGCCCGGCACCCTGCAGGAGCTGATGGAGGGCGAGGAGATCGAGTTCTCCGACCCGCCCGATGCTGGCAACACCTATGTCGACTTCATGCGGCAGCAGCTGCAAGCCGTCGCCGCGGGCGTGGGCCTGCCCTACGAGCTGTTGACTGGCGACATGGCCGACATAAGTGACCGCGTGTTGCGGGTGCTGCTCAACGAGTTTCGCCGCCGCATCGAGCAGCTGCAGTTCTCGGTCTACGTGTTCCAGCTCTGTCGGCCGGTTCGCGCGGCCTGGTTGGACGCGGCGGTGCTATCTGGCGCTATCGACCTGCCGGACTACGCGACCAAGCGCCGCGAGTATCTGCGCACTCGCTGGGTGCCGCAGGGATGGGCCTACATACATCCGGTGCAGGACGTGCAGGGCAAGCTGCTGGAGATCGCTGGCGGTCTTGCCAGTCGGAGCGAACACACGCTTCGCCAAGGCTATGACGCCGAGCAGATCGACCAAGAGAACGCCGACGACAAGCGCCGGGAGAAGAGCCTGGGCCTCAACTACACCACCGCAATAGCCGCCCCCACAGGTGGCAAAGAGGACGAACAATGATCAAGCACAAGCACAAGCACCTGGCGCTGGCTCTGTCCATCGCCCTGGCTGCGCCTGGCTTCGCTTTCTCGCAGCCGCCGCGCATCTTCAACAAGGCCGCCGGAGCTCCTGAGTTGCAGGCCGAGCACTGGTACAGCATCCGCGATATTGGCGAGGGCGATGCCAAGGTCATCGAGGTCTTCATCTACGGCGAGATCGGTTACTGGGGCGTGACCTCAGGGGACTTCATCCGTGACCTGCAGGCTCAGGACGATGGTGTGTCGAAAGTGCTGGTCCACTTCGACACCATCGGAGGCGACCTCTTCGACGGCATCGCCATCCACAACACCCTGCGCACCTTGGGTGAGCGCTGCACCGGTCGTATCGATGGCGCCTGCTTCAGCGCAGGTAGCGTGGCCGTCTGCGGCGCGCACCGTATCGAGATGGCCGACAACGCCCTGATGATGATCCACAACCCCTGGACGTGGATGGCCGGCGGCAGCGAGGAGCTGCGCAAGATGGCCGACATGATGGACAAGGCCCGCGAAGGGATCATCGCCAGCTACCAGCACCGCGAGCTGACGGTGGATGAAGCCGAACTGAGCCGCATGATCGATGAGGAAACCTGGCTGACCCCGGCCGAGGCCAAAGCGTTCGGCTTCGTCGACGAGATCCTGGGTGCTGGCCAGCCGCTGGCCCGCAACGCGGCGATGGGCAAGATCCTCAATCGCTATCGAAACGTGCCGGAGGCCGCCCGGCAGCTTGTTGCCGAGGTAGAGCCTGACCCTGCGCCGACACCTGATCCAGAACCTGCGCCGACCCCGGAGCCGCAATCGCCAGAGGCTGCCGCCCTGGCCGCTCAGCTCGCTGTTGACTGTACTGCCGCCGGGCTTTCGGCATGCCTCCCTGCGCTGATCAAGTCCAGTGGCTTGAAGAGCGCGGAAGCGGTCCAGGCCGAGCTGACCCGGGCGAAGGCCATTCATGCCGTCTGCATCGTCGCCAAGTTGCCCGATGAAGCCCCCGGGCTGATCGCTGCAGGTGCCAGCCCCGATGAAGCGCGGCTGAAGCTGTGGGACAAGCTGGCCAGCAACAGCGGCGCAGTTGAGATCAGCAGTCTGCCGCCGTTGGACGATCTGCCGCAGAACTCCGCTTACCAACCCCCGGTGCCCAGCGACGTGTACGCGCGGCGCCGTAATCAAGCCTCGAAAGGAGGAAAACAAGCATGACCATCAAGACCGAAGGCGTGTACGCCGGCGAGTTCCTCCTTTCGGAGGCCAACGGCACCCGCAGCCGCGAGGAGGTGGTCATTGCCGCCGGCTCCGGTATTCTCAAGGCCGGCACGCTGATCGCGCTGATCACCGCTGCCAATGCCCTGACCCCCGCTGCCGATGGCGGCAACACTGGTAACGGCACTATCGGCTCGGTGACGGTGACCAGCATGGCCATCACCGGCAACTACACCCTGACCATCACTGAAGCTGCAGCCAATGGCGGCAAGTTCGAACTGGTGGACCCGACCGGCGCCCTGGTGGGCGAAGGTTCTGTGGGCCAGGCGTTCACTGGCGGCGGGCTGACCTTCACCCTGAGTGATGGTTCTACCGACTTCGCAGTCGACGACAGTTTCACCCTCATCGTGCGGGCCAACCTGGGCGAGTACGTGCCCTACGACGATGACGGTACCGACGATGGCCGGCGCGCGGCAAGCGGCATTCTGTTCGCACCGGTGGATGCCACCCTGAACGATGTTCGCGCCGTTGCCGTGGTGCGTGACGCCGAGGTAATCGAACGCCTGCTCACCGGCCTCGATACCAGCGGCCGCGCTGACCTGCTGGCCAAGGGCATCATCATCCGACCCTGATCGCTACCTGTAGCAACCCAATGACCCCAAGCCCCGCATCTGCGGGGCTTCGCATTTCTAGGAGCCCAACATGGCCGAGATTACGATTTTCCAGGACGAGGCATTCGGCGTTGATGCGCTGCTGACCGTCATCAACGAAGACCACGTTCTGCCGGGGCAGATCGCTGCTGCTGGCCTGTTCGAAGAGCAGGGTGTTCAGAGCACCGTGGTGCAGATCGAAAAGGACGGCATGACCCTCGCCCTGGTCAAGGCCGCCGCGCGCGGTAGCACCGGCCAAGTGGTCACCGGCGACAAGCGCGACCTCATCCCGTTCAACACCGTCCACCTGCCGCAGACCTTCAATATCCTCGCCGACGAGATCCAGGGTATCCGCGCCGTCGGCAGCCTCACCGAGTTGATGCAGGTTCAGGCCTATGTGGCACGCCGTATCGAGAAAGCTCGTCGCCAACTCGACCTTACCCATGAATACCAGCGCATCGGCGCGATCATGGGCAAGGTGGTGGACGCGGACGGCAAAAGCGTGCTGTTCGACATCTTCCAGCGCTTCGATATCAAGCGCCCGAAAGCCTTCAGCATGGAGCTGAACAACGACGACACGGATGTGAGTGCCAAGTGCGTCGAGGTGCTGGACGCCCAAGAGGACGCACTGGGTGCGACGACCAGCACCGGTGCCCATGCCTACTGTGGCAAGGACTACTGGAAGAAGCTGATCGGGCACCCGAAAGTCCGCGAGGCTTACTTGGGCTGGGAACGTGCCGCACAGCTGTTGGGTGATCGTCGCCAGCCGTTCGAGTTCGGCGGCATTACCTGGGAGCGTTACAAGGGCCAGCTGGGCGGTTCGGCATTTGTGCCGGCTGACCGCGCCTACGTCGTGCCCACGGGTGTGCCGGAGCTGTTCATCAGCGCTTTCGCCCCGGCCGACTATATCGAGACGGTCAACACCGAGGGCATGCCGTACTACTCCAAGCTGGAGATGATGAAGTTTGGCAAGGGCGTGGAGGGCGAGGCTCAGTCCAACCCGCTGCACCTGTGCACTCGCCCGGTCTCCGTTCGCGAGCTGACCATCTGACCATGGCTGGTTTCGGCGAACTGGTCGACGACCTCGACACTTTGGTGATGAAAAGCCTCAGCGACGGGGCCGTCACATACCGGCCTCCCCAGATCGGGGCCGGTGAGAAGAAAGGCATACCGGTGATCATCGATCGCAATCTGGAGGTGGCGGGCGCTGGTGAGGTGTTTCAGACCTCTCTGGTGGGCGTTACCTGGCGTTGTGCCTGCCTCAAGTCCGTCGAAGCCGGTGGGGTGTTTCTATTTGGAAGCGAGCGGTTACTGGTCCAGCGCGTCATCGCTGACGATGGGGACTGGATGACCGCTGCCTGCATGGTGCAGTCATGAGTAACGTCATCACAGAAGTGCGCCAGGCGCTGATAGCTCGGCTGGAGACCATCCGTACCAGCCGCGGTTACCGAACGGATATCGGCGGCCAGGTGAAGGCTGGCTGGTTCAATGAGATCACCAAGGCCGATGCCGTGCCTGCCACCGGCATGGTGGTTGTGCAGCGCGCCAAGGGCAAGGAGCCCAAGGGCGGCGGCAATGCGTTGCGAATGCTGACCGGCTTCACCGTCATCGGCGCCGTCACGGCGGGGCTGGATGGCTATGAAGAGGCGCTCGAGGACATCGAGCTGGACCTGCTCCAGTGCCTGACTCCGACCGAGGGCGTGCCTCCAGAGTGGCTGCCGAAGATGGCGCCGAACCTCACCGTTGGGGCTCCCGAACCTGTACCGCCCGGCGAGGGCCTGCCGGCCGCCACCGTGCTAATCCCCATCCACATCATCACCTTCGTCGACTCCATCGACTACTGAGGGCACTACCATGCCGAAAGTCAAAGAAACCGCCCTGATTGGCGGCCGCTTCAAACTGGGTAAGGCCGGTGGCCGCGCGCCGACCGACTTCATCGGCCTGGTCTCTACTGCCCAAGAGCAGATCGAGCAGACCGAGATTCGCCTGCAAGACACCACCACTCCGCAGGGTGGTACCTATGACACCTTCGCCCGGGTGGACCGCTTCTTCCTTACCCTGGCGCTGCGCGAGATCAACTCCCGCAACCTCGCCAATGCCCTCTATGCCGACATCGCCGAAGTGCCAAGCACAGCGGTAACCGGTGAGGAGGTCGTGCTCGGCGTTGGCCAGACCACCGCCCTGGCCCTGATGCCTCTGGATATCACCAAGGTGGCCATCGGCGGCACTGAGTACGACGAGGACATCGACTGGCGCATTACCGGTGCCGGTATCGAGGTCATCGAGGACAGTGACCTGGCCGACTTCATCACCACCCAGCTGAGCAGCAAAACCGCCAGCAGCGCGCCGAAGGCCGGCGGCAACACCGGCAATGGCACCATGGGTGCCGTCACCGTGACCTCTGCTGCCGTCGGTGCCTACACCGTCAGCTTTACCAGCAGCACGGCCTTCAGCGTGACCGGCCCGGGCGGCGCGGTTGGCACTGGTACTGCCGGCACTCCGTTCAGCACTGGCGGTCTGAGCTTCACCATTACCGCTGGCGCAACGGCGTTTGCTGCCGGTGATGGCTTCACCATCACTGTGGTGCAGGCGACCGAAGTTGTGGCCGAGGTGGATTACACCAGCGCCACCTTCGACGAGATCGAGCTGCTGACCAACTCCGGCGAGGAGTGGTACCTGCTGTTCGAGGGTGCCAACGCCGTGGGCGAGAAGGGCAAGTTCAACGCCCACTACTGGCGCGTGAAGTTCAGCCCGACCGAGAGCCGCGATGTGCTCGGCAACGAGGACTTCATGACCATGACCGTGCGCGCCGAGGTGCTCCGCGAGGATTCCCGCGCCACCAGCGATGCCAAGTCCGCCTACGGCAAGCTGCAGAAGCAGCGGATCGCGTGATGCTGAATGAAGAAACCCGCCGGTTGGCGGGTTTCTGACCGTGCCTTAACCCAGCCATGCTGGGCTTTGGTACTGACTGTTGCTAGAGTCCTTCCAACTGATGGGAGGGAGTCCAATGCGGCTATTGTTTCTTTTGCTTGTGGCGACGCCTTTGTGGGCTGATGCAGCAAGTGTCTTTAAGTGCACTGACGCACAGGGGAAAACGGTTTTCTCCGGGCACCCATGTGCCGCAGATGCTCAGGCTGTGGATGTTAAGGCGAGCAGCCCTGGTTCCAGCCAGGTTCAGACAGAGGTCTGGAAGGCGCAGCGTGAGTTGGATGAGGCGAAACGGGCTCAATCGGACACTAAGCGCCGCTACGCAGATGCCAATGCTCGCTTAGCCAATGCGCCGTGCCGTGAATTCAACTCAACCGAGTTGCGGACCATGATCATCCGAAACCAGGTTGCCCCTGGAATGACATTAGGCGACGCGATAAAGGCCTGGGGCAAGCCAACAAATGGGGGCGGATGGCAGAACGCATACCACTGGGATAACGGTGCATCCGCCTACTTCTACATTGAGAACGGTTGTGTGGAGAGTGTGCAGGGAACCTTCAAAGGTCGCTGACCGGCTATATCCATTCAACAGACCCGCTTCGGCGGGTTTTTTATTGCCCGGAGGATGGGATGAGTGAGATCGGCAAGGTGGTGAATAAGCGCATCGGGTCATTCGATCTGGTTTGCCGGGAAGTTTCCGTGGGGCAGCTGCGCTCCATGATAGGAAGTCAGATCGAAGGAGATCTGGTCGATGACTTTCTTTTCGAGAACATGCGCCTGCAGGACCTGATGCAGATGAGCAATCTGACTCGGGATCAGGTCGACCAAATGCCGCCGAGTGCGCTTCGCATCGCAGTCGATGCATGCAGGGAAGCCAATCCTGATTTTTTCGACATGGCGGGGAGGCTGGCTGCCCTCCGGAAGTCTCTCTGAAGCAGCTGGACGACTCGATCGTCGTGCTGACCCGCCTAGGGCACTACCGCGTTCTCGACTACCCCTGGACTCTTTTCAAGCGATCCCTCAAGGGCTGACCAATGGCTGAAGTAGAACTTCGCGTCTCTGCTGACCTGGACCAGGCGACACGTGAGGTCGCAGGCTTCCGCAAAGAATACGCGGACCTTGTGCGCCAGGTGGAAAAGCCTTTGCGGCAGGTCAATGCCACCCGTGAGCTGGAAGCCTCCCTGGAGGCCACTGGCAAGCGTGTGCAGCAGGCGAAGCAACGGCTCAGCGAGCTGCAGGCCGAGTTGATTCGCACCGATAGCCCGACCGAGCGGCTAAAGCAGTCGTTCAAGGAGGCTGCCGCCGAGCTGCAGAAGCTGCAGCGCACTG